ACTAAAAGCTAACCAGCGCACGGCAGCAAAAGCTAACGAAGCCTATCGCAGTATATCTCTGTATAAGGCTGTATAAGGCAAACTTGATATACTTTTTCGCACTAGATATAGGGAAAGATTGTGCCAGGAACACCACATATTGTGTTCGGCAAGTGAGGCGGGCTATAATTGCTATGCCCGACCCAGAATAGAAAAACCCCTAGGCTTGCGACAGCTTCGGGGTTTCGGGGGAAGGCAGGTGAATAAGGCACCTGTTGAATAGAATAATAGCGTTTTTTCGGCTATTTTGTCAATTCTGTCACTGCCTCTGCCATTTTTGGCAAACCTCACCAACTTGTCGCCCGTAACGGGTATACCAACGGCATCGGTTAATTGCGCCGAACACTCTAGACTCGCCTTTTAAGAGGGAGGCTGCTGCAATGGCTCCACATCCATGCGGCGATAAACAGCGGTAATCATGGCTTGACCGCGCACCTGGCGAAGTGTAAAAACTCGCGCTGATAAGAGTCTTGACGTGTAACAGTGGATTGTGAGAGTCTGGAAGAAGGGTGCAGTCATGGTCCGCCATGAACCCCTCTATATGACAACTATTAACTAAAGTAAGGGGAAACAAATGCCAGAAAAGCAACTTGACCTAGATACAGAAAGCGATGAGTCTGGCGTGGTTTATATTGGGTGGGACTCAATTAGCGTTTATTTAAACGGAAACGGTGACATTTGTATTTCTCAATACAATCCAGTTCAGTGCGAAGATGCCGTTATTGTGATTCCGGCGCTTTACTGTGATGCGGTATTGAGGGAGATTAAGCGGGCATCACATCATGGTTGACATATCCCAAGCCTACCTATACGGAGTAACAGACGAAGCCGCTCAGGAGCTTGTAGAGTGGCGCAAGTCTATTAGGAAGCCTCTCACTCAGCGGGCATTTGAACGTGCCTTGAAAGAGGCTGTAAAGTGTACTGATCTGGGAATAACAGCAGACAGAGCGATTGAAATTGCGATTGACAAAGGATGGCAAGGTGTTACGCTTGAGTACGTGAAAGCCGAGCTAGAAAGAAGGGGAGAGGCGGCAAACCGGCAACAATTAGTTATCCACAAGCCCGAGGATATGCAAGGTTTTGTCAGCAGGGTAACGGATAGAGGATGGTCACACTAATGGCAACAAAAGCACCTGATCGCAGCGGATACGCTAAACACGTTCTTCCCGAGGACGCGCCTCTTATCCTTGAGCTTTCGGACATATACGAGCTAGGCTGTACTGAGATTGCCGACAAGTTTGAAATATGTCCAAAGTACCTCAGAGACTGGCTGAAGCAAAAGGACATAAGCCAATCCAAAGTGATTGCATCAAAGTCAACGGGCAAGTATTCACGGGCGCAAGTATAGGAGCATGGATTGATGACAATGACCGGAGCAAGGTATCGAGAACTGTGCAAAGGCGCGGAGTTAACCGACTCAGAGATTGCGGAAGGTTATGTATTTTGTTGCGAATGGGACGGGCTTCCGGTTGGGTCTGACGATCCGGAAATGGAGTTTTGCACATGCAAGAAAGCGCAGAGCGAGAAAGAAGAAAGCGAGAAAGGCTGATTTACAATGAATACCAAAAAGCGCAGCTAGGTTCTGGATATTTGCTAATTGGATATGTTTCCGAAAGCAAGAGAAAGAACGGGAAGCAGGTTATTTGTGCTATTCCAGAGCCTGCAAGAGTAGACATGGAGATAAACTAATGTCCGACATATCCCGCAAGATAGACAACATGGCCGGGGCTAATGAGGCGCTGAAGTGGGCGCTAGAGAACATTGCCAAGGCGCTCAGAGCGGGGCCGGTGGTGATGACGCTAGGCCGGGAGACTCGCACAGCAGATCAGAATGCGAAGCTGTGGCCTATGCTCACCGACATATCTAATCAGGTGACTTGGTTCGACCGCAAACACTCTCGCGAAGTATGGAAGGACATTGTAACCGGCTCATTCATGGGCGGCGAGTTTATCCCCAATTTGAGCGGGACAGGATTTGTCATGGTAGGCCAGCGAACAAGCAAGATGAACAAAGAGACATTTTCTGCGCTGCTGGAATACCTATATTCCTTCGGGGCTGAGCAATCTATTGCATGGTCTGAGCCTAGCTTGCAGGCATTTGAGCAGTATAGGGAGCATAAAGCGTGAAAGTAGAGAGAATATCTAAAGCCGTTGCCGAGCCTGTGATTAAGAACAAGCACTATTCGCGCCGCCTTGGGATATTTTGGGAGGGCTTTGGATTGTACGTTGACGGGGTATTGCGTGGGGTTTGCTGTTACGGCCAGCCATCCGCGCCAATACAAAAGCACTCTTTCAAGAATAGAGATTTCAGGCTATACGAATTGACTCGCCTTGTGGTCGATGCAGGAATCAAGAACGGGGCGTCATTCCTGATTGCAAATTCTCTCAAGATGTTAAGCCAGAAGCCTTGCGCGGTAATAAGTTACGCGGATTCGGCGCACGGCCATTGCGGGATTGTATATCAGGCTACAAACTGGCTTTATACTGGAGCTGTGGTGGCCCATGACTCGCTTTATCTTGTGGGCAATGAGACACTACACCCAATGACAATACGCGACCGATACGGGGTCACAGAGCCTGCAAGGTGGGCAAAGGATAACGGGCACCATCAAGTGAAGCCTAAAGAAAAACACAGATATTTTTATCTGATAGGCTCAAAAGCTCAGAAAGCCGCAATGCTTCAGTGTCTTGCGTATCCTGTAGAAAGCGGCTATCCAAAGGCAGAAAAGTCTATGTATGACGATGGCCCTGAGTGCTCGCAATTTGTCGAAAGGAGCCTGTTCACATGAGAAAATGCCGATGGTGTACTGTGGAGATTCCGCAAATAAAGCTATCCTCTCCAATCGAAAAAGCTGGATTCTGTCAGTTTGATTGCAAGACAGCGCACGAAAGAGCAAAGGCAAAACGTGCCAAGCCAAAGAAGCCAAAGGTGAAAACAATCGCCCAGGAGCTAGACGCTGCCGCAGTCCTATGTCAGCGCATGGTGCGCCTCAAAGCTGCTGACGATAACGGGTATTGCAAGTGTATCACCTGCGGAGTGTCAAAGCCGTGGCAAGAAATGCAAGGCGGGCACTTTATCGAACGCGGGAAGAAGGCAACAAAGATTGACGAAACTAACATTCATCCCCAATGCGCTTATGATAATCAGTGGGGTATGAAGCAAACTACGACAATCCTGGCTTATCGAAATGCAATGATTGATATGTACGGTGCCGACTACGTTGACGACCTTGTAAAGCGATCCAAGGAGCCTTTCAAGCCATCCCGCGAATGGATAGCCGAACAAGTAGAGTATTTCAAAGAGCAGATAGACTTCCATGAGAAACGACTAGGGGTAAGCAAGTGAGCGAACGTGCTATAATAACGAATATGATTCCACCAGCCAACGAAGAATTGACCCCGAACGAGTCTCTGCAAGACAAGGAGGCGCGACGATTGCTGATTGCGTCCCTGACTGCTGGCTTCCTTTCAAGCGGGGGCACGATAGAAGTGCTGCCATCCTGCACGTTCTCCCCTGAGCGCGATCTCAAGACACGATCTGACTTGGATCTGCGAAAGAGCAAAGACAAGACCGGGCCGAAGTGTCCAATCAAGAAAGCGCCTGATTTTGATCTGCACAAGACGGTGCGTATCTAGTCCCAATGGAGCGACCAAACCGCCACAATGATTCCGCTGAGAAGTATAAGCAACGAAGCCGCAAAACCGTATTGCACGGCTGCGGCTGATAGGTAGGTTGCTGCGATAATCGCTGAGAAGAACCGCAGCAAGTGCTTCACTCTGCCCGCTCCCTTGCGATGATTTCCATTCTATCCGCCACCTCGCCATCGCTAGACGGCCTATGACAGCTTTCCAGCGGGTGTCGCACCTTGTAGCCATCCTTGGCCACAGTAGCAGTCCTGAAGCCCATCGCGCACACTCCGGAGGTTATGGGGTATCTCAGAGCAGGGCAGGCGGTGCAGTTCATTTCGCCACCTTCGCCGGTCGTGAGTGGAAGCGGAAGAATCGAGCGCCCCATCCGTTTTTGTCGCTCTGAAATCCGTCGCGCTCCGTGTATATTATATCGTGGTCAAATCGCTCGATTTTGTAAACCATCCCTTCAACGTATCCGCCACAGGCAGATGTGGAGATTGCCCGCACCAAATCCCCCTCTATCCAATTCCTCCAATCGCTCATATCCTCCGCAGGCTGTACTTCACGCTTAGTCACGCAATACCCCTCCGGCAGCATAGCGTCAATCTCTGCAATGATCCCAGGAATGGACTCTGAGGCGGCAACGGCTGACTTGAGGCGGTCGAATACTGATTGCTCAGTTTTCCAGAATGCAGAATGCGGAAGCCCTGCTGTGTAGTTTTCGACCTTCTCCGCAGTCTCTGAGAGGATGGGGCGGTAGGCGGTAACGTCATCCATGCCGCCTTTGTGTTCCCATCGCATTTTGAATGCCGTTTGTGTGTTTTTCGACCCGTCATTACTGCGAAAACGAAACGCGTATTCGCAATCATCCGGCAACGGACACTCTCCCCCGCTCCAAGGAATCCAGCCTTCGGGGTCGGCCTCGACTACTTTCCAGTCTGGGCTTTCATCAAGCCACAAGGGCGCAAGGCCCTTTTTAACGTGCTCTTTCGTCTCTCTGTTCACAAGATATTTCATTTCACATTCCCCATGTATTGAACCGCGCCGAGCTTAGGCAGATGGCGGTGCGGTCTGTTGAGTTTACGTTCGGTGTTTCGTATCTCGCGGGCAAGAAGCCTGCGTACTCGGTTATAATGGATCATAGACGGAAACCCGTTTGCAACGGTAATTGCCTTGCTCCAAAACTGGAAAGACTCGGTTTGAAATTGCAGGCTTGTTTGTTCTTGTATCATGGTAATTCCTCCTTATGTACGCGCAACCATGCCACGGGTTTGCTGTCTTTGCAAGCGCCATGTGGTAAAATAAACCAAAATGAGTGGACGCACTCTAAAGCCGTCCGAGCCTACAGCCTTCTAATGGATTGCGGTCACGCGGTCGGGCGCAAATCGGGGCAGGGCGCACCAAATTGAGCAAAAATACTCAGGAGATTGAGCAAAATGCTTCGCAAAGTCCGGTTACAATCGCCGCAATATCCCTGTTGACCGGCTGCACTTACGTCCGATACCAGAATGGCGATCTGACGGTAATCGACCTGCACCCTGGCGGCGAATCAATAGCCCTAGATGGCGCCCTAGAAGGCCGTGGCGAGCTTTCCGTCAATCGTGAGCAGGGTAGCAGCGCCGACATAGTTTCCAGTGCCGTAGACGCTGCTGTGGGATTGTAGGGATAATCGACTAACTCCCGACTACCCATGCAATATCAAAGTTCAAATTCGGATTTACATAAGTGTTGACACCATCCGCAGGGAGTGTACTATATCCACTTGCCAGCAAGTGTTGGATTGATTCCAGACTTGCAATGCAGCTTGACGGCAGACAAATGTGTAAAGGGTCTTGGGTCGCCGTCCTTCCCTAGACGCCGGACGATACCTAACCGGCAAGAATTGGCGAAAGCCTGAAAGAGCAGTAGTCCATTGCTCAGGATAGTGAGCGAGGTGGGTGCATGTGTGTCGCGTTTGACGCCGCGACCTTAAAACCTGATCCATAATGGCGGAACATGCGGACAGCCCGGAAAGACGGGCAAACCTGCGGAGGTAGCTCAATGGTCGAGCAGATGGCTTCCACCCATCCGATAACGGTTCGATTCCGTTCCGCCGCTCCAAATTTCAGGAACATTACTACATATTCCGGAAATGAAAACAGCTAGAGACCGTGCAGCAATTGCTCGGCAGACGTTTTGGGCCAGTACCGTGTTCCCCGCACGAGGTTAGCCACATAGCCCGTCCACTTGGTTCGGGCTTTTTCTTTTGTGAGGCAATATGGCTACACACAACGACATTACAGGCGATGCTATCAAGTCCAAGGCCACTAACGACAAGTTCCGCTCAGGCTATGAGCTGGCATTCGGAAAGAAGCAAAAGCCGTGCTATAATGAGTCATCCCCGGTAGGGCCGGAAGCTGACGGAGTTGGCACAGGTGGCAAGACCAAGCAGTTACAAGACTGAGTACGCGGAACAGGCGGAAAAGCTCTGCAAGTTAGGCGCAATTGATACAGAGGTCGCTGACTTCTTCAATGTCAATATCGCCACAATCTACAGATGGAAAAACCAGCACCCTGAATTCTGCGAGTCTTTAAAGGTTGGCAAGGAGCCTGCAAACGACCGAGTAGAACACGCCTTGTACCATAGGGCTGTTGGCTACTCGCACCCTGAAGATGACATTCGCGTGGTCAATGGCGAGATTGTCATTACTCCCACGGTTAAGCATTACCCTCCCGACACAAAGGCCGCGCTCGCATGGCTGTATAACCGCGTCCCTGATAAGTGGCACCCAAAGCCGGAAGGCATGACTCCTGAAGATGTTTCCCGCGTGATAGAGATTGTGCGCGCCACAAGACAAGAAAAGGCCGAGTAATGCAGCTTGCGCTAACGGAGCCACAAGAAGATTTCGTATTCTGCCCTGACCCCTTCCCTGCGATGGTGGGAGGGCTTGGCTCCGGCAAGACAATGGCGGGTAGCACTAGGATATTGATTCGGATGCTTCAAGAGCCTGGAATTAACTGCGCTCACTACCTCCCAACGTATGACCTTCTCCGCCTTCGCGCCATCCCAGGCATGGAGGACTTGCTAGAACAGCTCCGCATCCCCTATAAGACCAATAAGCAAGAATTCTCGATTGAGGTTCTAGGCTACGGGTCAATCATATTCCGGTCATACGATAACCCAGCTCGCATTGTGTCCTATGAGGTGGCGCATTCCATTGTTGACGAATTGGACACGCTGCCCAAGGAAAAGGCCGAGCTAGTATGGCGTAAGGTGTCCGAGCGTAACCGGCAAAGGTGCAAGGGCGCGAACACAATCGGCAACGTGACTACTCCCGACCAAGGCTATTCCGGCTTCACCTATGCCAAGTGGGGCAAGAATCCAGCCCCAGGCTACCGAGTTATCAAGGCTGCCACGTCAAGCAATCCCTACTTGCCGGAAGGGTACGTTGAGCAGATACGCTCCAACTATGACCCGCTCCTTGCGGATATGTACCTGTCCGGCGAGTTTGTCAGCCTTTCTCGCAACAAGGTTTACCACTTCTTCGACCGCAAGAAGCACCACAACCCAAGGGAGCTTAAAGACTCAGACAGCTATTTGCACATAGGGCTGGACTTCAACATCGGCGGCACTTGCGCGACTGTCTGGCTTATCGAGAATAACAAGCCGATTGCAGTGGATGAATTCACAAGCCACGACACTGCTGATTTCATTAATCGCTGCCAGCCGTACAGAAGGCAAGGCCGCACGATTACCGTCTACCCTGATGCCTCTGGTAGAAGTGGGAGCACTAACGCCTCGCTGTCTGACATTGCCATGCTGTCCCAGTCGCATACAGGGCTAAGGGTAGATGCCGCAAGCGCAAACCCTCCGGTTAGGGACAGGGTCAACTGCGTGAATGCTTTGCTTGCACATGATAGAATGTCTGTCAACACGGATAAATGCCCGAATCTCACTCACGCGCTAGAGGCGCAGGGATACGACAAGAAGGGCGACCCTGAGAAGTTTGACGCGCACCCGGCCATTGATGACTGGGTAGACGGCGCAGGGTATTTCCTACATCGCAAGTTCCCGATTACACGCCCACTGGCTCAGGTCAGAATTGGAGGCATCTAAATGGCAGTAGACACGCAACACCCGCAATACCAGAAGATGCTCCCAATCTGGCAGAAGTGCCGAGACGCGGCAGAAGGCGAGGACGTTATCCACGAACGCGGAACGACTTACCTCCCGAAGCTATCGCAGGAAAAGGAGCAAGACTACCAAGCCAGAAAGAAGCGAGCGCCATTCTTTAACGCCACATGGCGCACGATCTCAGGCATGAAGGGATTGATATTCCGCAAGGCTCCCGTATCTGTCTTGCCTGCTGCCATTGCATCCTATGCTGAGAATATCGACCTGACCGGGCGTAGTCTTGACGTATTCGCGCAGTCTGTAGTTGAGGACATGCTTACAACGGGCCGCTGCGGGCTTTTGGTTGATTACCCTCCTATGCCCCTAGATGACAACGGCGAACCTATTTCCGTGGCTCAGGCAGAGGCTATGGGCTTGCGTCCGTATGTCTCCAAGTATGAGGCGCAATCAATCATCAACTGGAAAACGGCGCGCATTAATAACGTGCTGAAAACCGTTCTAGTGGTGCTGGAAGAATCCGAGGATATTCCCGGAGATTCTGAGTTCGACCACAACACCCGCAAGCGGTATCGAGTGCTAGACCTTTTCCAAGGGGCGTACAGACAGAGGGTTATCGTCAAGACTGAAAACTCCGAGGAGACTATCAGCGAGACATTCCCCCGTATGCGCGGGCAGCTAATGGCCGAGATTCCTTTCATTTTCATTGGCGTGGATGACCTATCGCCTGACATTGATTCGCCTCCCCTGCTGGACTTGGTGAACATGAATTTGCACCACTACACGGTTGGCGCGGATTATGAGCACGGGTGCCACTTCTCCGGCTTGCCTACGCTGTTTATATTTGGAATGCACCCTGACGACGAAAACCCGATCTACATCGGCGGCGCTGCTGCTAACGTCATTCCAGCCCCTGAAGGTCATGCAGAGTATGCAGAGGTAGTCCAAGGCTTTGATGCTCTGCGGCAGAACCTGGACGGCAAGAAAGCCGAATTTGAACTTTGATATTGCATGGATAGTCGGGAGTTAGTCGATTATCCCTACAGCCCCACAGCAGCGTCTACAGCCGCGCCAATTATCTCAGCGTTGCTGCCTTGCTCACGATTGACGGAAAGCTCGCCACGGCCTTCTAAAGTGCCATCTAGGGCTATTGATTCGCCGCCAGGGTGCAGGTCGATTACCGTCAGCTCGCCATTCTGGTATCGGACGTAGGTGCAGCCGGTCAACAGGGATATTGCGGCGATTACAGCCAGATTCTTGCGAAGCATTTTGCTCAATCTCCTGAGTATTTTTGCTCAATATGGTGCGCCCTGATTGAATGGTGCGCCCGGCCACTTCAGCAACCCGTTTCGGCGTTCAATCTCGGACGGCTTTACCGCACGTCTGCGGCTTTTGTGTATTTTATCATAACGCTATTGCAAAGACAGCAAACCCGTGGCATGGTTGGCAAAACAACCGAGGAAATCAGCATGGAAAATATCAGCAAACAATCCGAATTGCAGTTCTGGCTCGAATCATATCAGTTTTGGAGCAAGGCCATCACCGTGTGTAATGGCTACCCGTCAATGCTCAACTATAACAGAGTACGCAAGAACCTGGCTCGCGCTATACGGGCAGCAGAAAACAAACTTAATCGAACGCATAGACACCTGCCGAAGTTGGGCTGCGTCCAATACATGAGGAATGGCAAATGAAATATCTTGTGAACAATGAAACAAAAGAACACAAAATTGCAACGCCATCAGACATAAGCGCGATTCGTGCAATGAAGGATTTTTCAGAATTCGGATATGGATGGAGGCTTGTCGAAGCCGACGACGAAGGCTGGATTCCGTGGAGCGGGGGAGAGTGTCCTCTGCCAGAATCAAAGCTGGCAGAAGTGAGGTTGCAAGATGGTCAGCAAGGGCGCTTTGAGTCTATTGACCTGTTGACGCATAGAAGCTGGCAGAAATGGAATTGTGGTGGCGACATCATCGCCTACCGCCCCATCTTAAAGACTGCGGAGAGGGTCGAAAATTACACAGAAGGCTTGCCGCATTCTGCATTCTGGAAAACTGAGCCTTCAGTCTTTGACCGCCTCAAGTCAGCCATTGCCGCTTCAGAATCCATTCCGGGAATCATTGCGGAGATTGACGCTTTGCTGCCGGAGGGGTATTGCGTGACTAAGCGTGAAGTACAGCCTGCGGAGGATATGAGCGATTGGAGGAATTGGAGAGAGGGGGATTTGGTGTCTCACAAAGAAGGCGGCACTTTCAAGATCGTGAACATTGAGAATCCAGGTTATGTCGGGCAATATGGCGTGAGAATAGTTGACTCCAATAAAGAAACTCATTGGATTTATCACAGGCATTTGAGCTTTCACTCCCGACCGGCGAAGGTGGCAAAATGAACTGCACCGCCTGCCCTGCTCTGAGATACCCCATAACCTCCGGAGTGTGCGCTATGGGGTTTAGGACTGCTACCACTGCCAAGGATGGCTACAGGGTGCGGCATCCTCTGGAAACGTGCCATAGGCCCGCTAGCGATGGGGAGGTTACAGGGAGGATGGAAGTCATAGCGAGGGAGCGGGCCGAGTGAAACGCTTGCTGCTGTTCTTTTCAACGATTATCGCAGCAACCTATCTATCCGGGGCCGCAGCCGTGCAATACGGTTTTGCGGCTTCTCTCTTAATCCTTCTCAGCGGAATCATTGTGGCGGTTTGGTCGCTGCACTGGAACTAAATCCGCACCTTCTTGTGTAGCTCAAAATCCGGCGCTTTCTTCGTCATATCCTTCGGGCCGGTCTTGTCCTTCGGCTTTCTCAGATCGAGGTCTGCGCGGGTTTTCAGCTCTTTTTCTTCCGTGAATGTGCAAGATGGCAGAACCTGGATGACACCGCCATTGGAAAGGAAGCCGGCAGTCAAGGCAGCAACAAGCAATCGACGCGCCTCCTTGTCCTCTAGGCTTTCGTTCGGTGTCAATTCTTCGTTGGCTGGTGGAATCATATTCGTTATTGTAGCACGTTCGCTCACTTGCTTACCCCTAGTCTCTTTTCGTGGAAGGCTATCTGCTCTTTGAAATACTCTACTTGCTCGGCTATCCATTCCCTAGTGGGCTTGAATGGCTCCTTAGATCGCTTTACAAGGTCGTCAACGTAATAGGCGCCGTACATGTCAATCATTGCATTTCGATATGCTAGGATTGTCGTAGTTTGCTTCATACCCCACTGATTATCATAAGCGCATTGGGGATGAATGTTAGTTTCGTCAATCTTCGTTGCTTTCTTCCCGCGCTCAATGAAGTGCCCGCCCTGCATTTGTTGCCACGGCTTCGACACTCCGCACGTTATACACTTGCAATACCCGTTATCGTCAGCAGCTTTGAGACGCACCATGCGCTGACATAGGACTGCGGCAGCGTCTAGCTCCTGGGCGATGCTTTTCACCTTGGCTTTCTTTGGCTTCGTGCGTTTCGCCTTTGCTCTTTCGTGCGCTGTCTTGCAGTCAAATTGGCAAAAGCCAGCTTTTTCAATTGGCGTTGATAGCTTAATTGATGGCAGCTCCACAGTACACCATCGGCACTTTCTCATTGCTTCGCTTCCCGATACTGCTCAAATACCGCCAGGGATGGGTCAGACCATGCCACGGATTGATCTGCACCAAACGCGAAAATGTATTCCACCAAGGCCGAAAACGTGGGCTTGTCCATCTTTGAGGTTCGCATTCCCAGCAATACAAACCCGTCACCGTTGATATTCGGCACAAACTCAGCGCCCTTGAATGACCCTGTAATAATGTCCTTCCACGCTTCGGGTGAGTGTTTCTTGTCGAACCAAGTCACTTGGTTGGATATGTCTGTCAGGAGCGCCCAAAGGAGGTTATTCTGCTCATTTGATCTTGTTTCGCGCCCTAGCGTCACAACTACCGGCCCGGACTTCAGCCCATTAATGATGTTTTGCTGTATCCACGGCATTGCAGCAGCAGCTCCGGCCATGTCGTCTATTTTGCGCTTAATGTCGGCCATTAATCCATGCTCCTATACTTGCGCCCTAGAACTTTTAGCCCTCGCTTTTGGGATTCGTGGCGGGTGCATCCAGTGAGTCCATGACCCGTTGCCAAACTTGCCATTTGCAAACAGCACAACGCCAATTTGATCTGATTTATATTCCCGCGATCCAGTCTCAGAAATCCCAACAAATACAACAGTATTTTCTTCCGGTTGCTCTTTTTCTGTCTTGCGCCAATTAGACATTAATCCATGCTCCTGTATTTTCTCCCGCTCGGTAATTCGGTAGGCGGCATGTAGTTGAGATTATTATCAAACCGGCAAATATGCAAGCTGCTTTTTAGGTAAACAGTGCCTAGCTCGCCGTTCCTGTGCTTCCTGATTATGAATTCCGCCACGCCAGGCATCTGGCTGTTTTTGTTCACCACTTCGTCACGGTAAGCCATTATGATAAGGTCTGCGTCTTGTTCGATTGCGCCTGAGTCTCGCAGGTCTGAGCTAATCGGCCTTTGGTCGCCGCGTTCTTCACACTTTCGTGATAGCTGAGAAAGAGCAAGTACCGGGCAGTCAATCTCCTTGGCAAGAAGTTTCATGTTCCGGCTTATCTTCGTCACCCTGTCCACGCCTTCGCCCTTGTCGGCCAGCAGTTGCAGGTAGTCGATTATTATCATGCCAATTTTCTTCCCTGCTTTCTTCTGTAACTTTCTTGCCCTGCTCAGGAGTCGCTCGGAAGTCAGGCTAGAAGTGTCGTCAATGTATATGGGCCGGTCTTTGATCTTCGCCGCGCCTGCTGTCATTCGCTGATAATCTTGTTCCTCACCATTGCCTCGCTTGATTGTCTCCAATGGTATGCGGCCACGGCTTGAAATCATTCTGAGCATTAGCTGACGCGCTGGCATTTCCAAGCTAAACACTAGAACCAATTCACCCGCGTCAATCGCCGCCTCGGCGCAATTCATGGCAAACGTGGTTTTACCCATCGAAGGACGACCGGCCACCACAATCATGTCCCCGGCTTGAAATCCGTTAGTGATCTTGTCCAAGTCAGTGTAACCGGAAGTAACGCCGCTCAATGCCCCCTGAAGCGATGCAAGGCGCTGGATTTCCTTCAGCGTCTCCTGCAATACCTGATTGCCGCTCTGTACCTCAGAATCAAACGAAGGCCCGCTTTCCATCATAATCTTTTGCGCTTCGTCCAGCTTGCTCAGTGGATCGCCGTCTGAATAACCAAGGTCGGCAATCATCACTCCTTTGGAAATCAAGTCACGATCCATTGCCCGTTCGCTGATAATCTTCGCGTAGTGCATCGCGTTATGTGCGCCACGTCCTTCTGTGGCTAGTTGTATGACGTAATCAGGAGAGCTTGCTGCCTGAGCCTCGCCTGCTGACTCCAAAGCCGTGCAAAGCGTTATAGGGTCAATTGGCTGGCCGACAAACGCCATCGCGCACATTCGTCGGTAAATGGTCTTGTGTGCGCCGTTGTAGAAATCGGACTCCTTTAGAATCTGTTCGCAATCTTCAATCAGCGTATTCCGCTCAAAGACAGCAGACAGAAACGCGGCTTCAGCATCAATCGAGTGCGGGGGTATTCTGAGGTTATCCATTGCCGTTTTCCTTGTGCGCCATGAGTGCCTGCCGTCCAGTTGTGGTCAGTTGGTAGGTTCCTTGGTCATCAATCCACCAAAGTTTAAACCAGTTGCCACGGACAGCCTTGCGGAAAACAGTACGCCAATCCTTGTACTTCTTCAAGCCATCGGAATAGCTTTCGACAAACTCCCGCCAGCAGATACGAAGGAATTCAGGAGGGATACCTACAGACTCAGCATAAGTCATCACGGGGTCATCCTCTGGGATTACCTTCTCGCCTTTTTCTTTTTTCGCTTTCATGTAATCAGGGAGGGAAATAGCGGCGGCTTTAGCCGGTGCGGGGGCTTTCTTTTTGATTACTGTTTCTTGGTTTATGGTTAATGGTTCTTGGTTTATGGTTAGCATTGCGTTCGCAGTGCGTTCGCTATGCGTTCGCATAGGCTTTTCCCAGCGTTTACGGGCAGCTTCAGATGCCTTTCCTGATTTCGCCTTAAACGCTTCAATGTCAGACTCAATTCTCTTGTGTCTCCACCATCCATCGGAATGCAGCACAAAGAACTCGCGCAATACGTTCGCTATGCGTTCGCAGTGCGTTCGCATTCTGATCACTCTGGCCACTTCTTCGACAGATTCTGGTAGGCCGATTTCGTTCAGATAGCAATAGTCGATCATTCGTCGGTAGGCCAAATCTTCGATTTCATCGAGGTGCTGGGTGTGGCTGGCGTAGTCGCCAATGTTGAATTGGTAGTAGTGCATTATTCACCGCCTTGCGAATCAGGCGCTGAATTGTCGTCGGTGCATCTACCAAGGGAAAGGAGAACGTGAAACTTAGTGCCAGGGTTCTCGTTTGCGAGCCTCTGGGCTTCGGCCATTGCTTTGTTGTGGTCGCTATGGCGTTTTCTGGTTCTTCCGGTTGACGGATTCCATACGAGGAAAAACGGGGGGCGCTGCTTGAATGGCATATTGTTCACCGCGTGTAAAATCCCGTGTTAGGTATTGCTGGCCCTAGGCACACGGGTGAAAGCCACTTCCGGGGATCAATCCGAAAGCTGGGCCAGCTACGGCAATTATAGCCCGCCTCACTTTCCGAACACAATATGTGGTGTTCCTAGCGCAATCTTTCCCTATATCTAGTGCGAAAAAGTATATCAAGTTTGCCTTATACAGCCTTATACAGAGATATACTGCGATAGGCTTCGTTAGCTTTTGCTGCCGTGCGCTGGTTAGCTTTTAGT